TGCCCTTCTCGTCCTCTACGTAGTCCTCGGTCTGGTTGACCCCCTTCGCCTTGATCAATGCACGGTCATAGAGGGCAAACATCCTGTCCTGCGTATTCGATGACCCCCGCACCTGCTTGAACGCGAACTGTGCCGCAAGCCTGAATGACAGGCAGGATATGAAGGCAGCCGAGAACATCGCCGGGTTTGTTTCAAGCCTCGTGTAGAGCAAGACAAGATCATCACCGTCCGTGTTGTCGTAATTGGTCAGGACATAACCGGCCTCAACGACATAGGGTGTCTTTGCCGGTTCTATGCCGCGTGCCTTAACGCAATCGGAGGGGACGGCATACCGGTATTTCCACTCTTCACCGGTCGGTGCCGTGGCGTCCTGTGCCAGTGCGACGCGTTTCTTTGCGAAGTTCCAGTCATGCTCGGAAAGGACCTCTTCAAGAATGTCGTCCCATACCTGTGCGGCAAGAATGGATTTGGCGTCCGTGCCCGATATGGAGGTGATCGCGCCCTCGCCGATCGCCGCGTATGCCAGATTGACTATCTTTACCTGAGAATGGGCCATGCCGCCTCCGGGTTAAGGAGGGGGGCCGAAGCCCCCCCTGATCGACGCTATTTCTTTCTGCTTTCTCTCTGCTTCTGGAGCTTTTCTTCGCGCTTCTGCTCCTCTTCGACGGCGGATGCGGCTACCTTCTCGTTCACCTTCTGATCGGGGAACTCGAAGTACTTGGCAATCGGGTCGTTCGGGTCTATGTCGTCATAGTACCCGTCACCCTTCTCACCGCCGTTGGGCGTGAACTTCCACGCGGTCGGGCCGTGGTAACATTCCTGTATGCACTTTGCCCGCATGTTTACACCTCCCCGCCTGATTTCGGGCCGAAGAACATGGTCGTCTTGCCCGTACTTGCCGCCGTGCTTACGGCATCGAAGATACCGCAGGCGTACTGTTTCAACGCCCGCGAACCGGCAGGAATGAAGAAGTGTGCCCCGGCAACCATCTCAGCCACAGGGACGAACATCTTGGTGTGTACCTCGCTGGATGTGCTGAGGTTATCGTTTGCGGAATGGACTATGCCGAGGTTGACACCTTCATTCAGTCCGGTAAAGGTGGTCGTGACAATGACGTGGAGACCCCAGGGGACACCCCCTTTATTGACTCCGGGGTTCGTCACGCCGAAATTGCACTTATCGGTTGTCACAGCGTCACCGGTGTTCGCCGTGTCGCTCTGTAACAGTTTCAGATAATCATACATAGGCATTTGTTGGCCTCCTTTTAAGATATTGCGGTCTGTGTTTCGCTGATCTTCTCAGCCACATAGACAGGAACGCCCTGGAATTTCGTGATCTGGCCGCCCCATACGTTGTCGGGTTCGTACTTCACGTTGTTCTTGTCCATGGCCATCTCGTCCATCTGGTCCATGACCGTGGGCGGTACGAGAATGACCGTGCCGGGGTCCTGACCGCCGCCAGGGAGCCTGCGAAGTGCGGACGCAAGCTGTGCCGGGTTAAAGATACTGGTCGAACCGGATACTTCGATGTTGGCGATCCTCTGAACATACCGGTCATCCCTGACCACGAGGCCGAAGAACATCTCGAACTTCGTCCGGTACACGTCCATGCGGCCCGTCGAGGACTCGCTTGTCACCTTGCCCTTGTTCTCGATGTTGAGACCGGCGCGGCTGTTCTTGGGATAGATGCCGTAGACCTTGTTTTTGCCGAGTTCGAGGACGAGGATGCTCGTCAGATCCGAACCGGAACCGCCCGCAAGCTGCACGTTGGGACGGGTCGTGCTGACACCGTTGGGCCGGGCCGTGGACACCCTGTACCGGGTGAAAAAACCGTTGATACCTGCAGGGTACTGGGAGATATTGCCGTTAAGAAACTGGTCCTCAACGGCCTGCGTGATGCTCTCCACCTTTACCATGTCTTCATCCATACGCCACTGAGTGGGGTCGTTCTGGATGTCGCACAGGGCGGAGTCTACTTCACTCCAATCCTGAAACATGGCGATGGGTTCGGTTGCCGGGGTGCGGTGATTCGCGGTCGGAACAACATATTCGTTGAACCGCCTGAGCGTCGGGGAACCCATAGACGCGATCTTGCTGGTGATCTCGCTCATGACCTGGTTGTATGCCACCATCGGCAACATCCTGAACAGAGGACACTTGAGGGAGAGAACGTTCGCCACCTTGACGTACATGGCGTTACCGTCAAGGGAAGAATAGCTGTTAATAACGTCGCTTATCGTATATTTGCTGACCAATGCAGTAGTGGCCATTTAATTGCCTCCTTAAGTTTTATAAAAGGCTTTCGCCTGTTCATCGAGAGTGCCGGTTACGCCTCCTGCCGGTTTCCCTGCCGGTGCGTAATCGTCGAGATATCCGGGGGCCACGTCGAGAAGGAACTGGATCAACACAGGGTCGTTCTCCGCGTTGTGCGCGGTAAGCCATTCTTTCATCGGCTCACTGCCCGCCCCGATCTTCTCCTGCACCCGCTTGACTACCGCCACGTTATCATCGTAGTGGTTGCCCCACGACTCCTTGAGCGCCTTCATGCCGGCCTCAAGTGTGGTCTTTCTCTGCTCTGCGACGGATTTCAAGAACTCCGTGCCGAACTGGTTGTAGCTGGTGAAAAGGATCTTTGCCTGTTCCGCCGTGATGCCCGCCTTGTGTGCCGTGTTCCTGAACCACTTTTCGAGGTCTTCATTGTACGGCATCCCCTCGGGCATGACCGGGCGTTCGAGTTCGTACTTGTCCGGTGATTCGGGTACGCCGATTGCCGCGAAATAGGCCGCCTTCTCTTCATCCGTGGCGTTCTCAGTCAGTTTCGGTATGGAGTTCGCTACCTTCCCCTCAAGCTCTGTGATCTTACCCGAGGCGGCGAGATGGGCCTTTGCAAGCTCACCTATCGTCTTGTACCCGGTAAAGGTCTCGTTGCCTTTCAGGTCGTCCGGTAACTGTGCTATCCAACCCGGTGCCTGATTGCCGCCGTCCTGCTGTCCTGCTCCGCCATCAGGTGCGCCCGCTGCTGCCTGACTCCCATCTGCGTTTACTACTGAATCCATAAAGCCTCCTGTTTATTCAACGTAATAGAGCAACGTCCCACTCACGGACTGCGCCGCGCTCAGGTTGATGCTCAGTGATGCCCCTGGCGCTGTCTGCATATACACAAGGGGCTGCTGGTTTATCAGGGTGACGGGTTTCGTTACCCCGCTGTTCTGCGTGAGATACCAGAGGGTGGAACCCATGATGTCATCCGCTCCGCCCGATGTGAACTTTACGTTTGTATCTCCATTGGCCACCAGCTCATAGGCGATAACCTTGATCCTCTTGCCCGTTGCCGCGTAGCCCGGTGATGCCACGTTTGAGTAGGGGACTATCTCCGCTGATGCCGCCGTAGTGAATGACGTCGCGTAAATCACGTAGCCCTTCGCCGGGACAGTCGGGTAGATGCTCGTTGACGTGCTGACCGTGCCGCTCCACGCGCACATGGCGACGAGCAAAACGAAAAGCCCTATCCATACCGCCGTATTCCCATAAGCCTTGATAAACCGTTTCATTATCCCATCGCCTCCTTTATGCGACAAACAGGCAGATTATGAACTAACAAGCGGCCACTATCGCCCACCATACATTCTCAACCATTGTCACGCCCCCACACGAACACGAGACACATCACGGTAATAAGTGCTATCGGGATGATCTGCCAGGCGAAGAACAGACAGGCGGTAAGCGCAGATGCCACAAGTGCATATGCCGGTAGATTGTCCTTTTTCCTGAATCCCCGGACGAGTGACCGCCACAGGAAGGCAAGGAGAAGGACGAGTCCCGGTATCCCGAGAGCGAACGCCGCTTCGAGGTAATCGTTGTGCGCCTGAATGAACATCGACGTGGTGTTGTTCTTCGGGTCCGTGAGGTAGTCTTTTATCCCTTGGACATCTTCCCGCCCGGTCAGCCTGACCGTCGCCTTGTCCAGCGCGTCTGCGTCCGCAACATTGTTGAACAGATAGGCAATGTACGTGCTTCCGTCCTTGCCGCCCTTTTCCTTGAGAACGCCCGTATGGGTGAGAAGGGGTATCACGTAATCGAA